GTTGCTTTCTGTATTGTTAGATTTAGGTGCCTCTTTTACAGGCTCCCCCTCTACAGTAGGTTTAGCTTCGACATCTCCTCTTGATGCTGCGGTTGAAAATGATTTAGCCTCATTATAAATACCAGCGTCCTCAACTTGACCTGCTTTCTCAACTTGATACCCAAACCAACTACCACGATCATTAGACTCACTAACAGTAGTAAGTTTATAAATCATAGCATATGTTGGTGGAGTAAAACTTCCCGATGGACCATTAACTTTTTGAGTTAACATCAAACTGTTCCAACGTCTGCTCTTTTTTAATTGAGTAGATGTCATGCTGATAACAGCTTGTGCCCACGCACCACTTTTATCTTGTACTAAGACATAGTGATATGCAGTTGTAGCGATGTAATTACCGTTAGGTAATGTATCTTTAAACGTCATCTGATCACGTTTAGTTTTACTTAAGATACCACTATCAGCGTGGTGTGATTCTACGAACCCTCCACCTTGCTCACGTGGTTTCCATTCTACGTATCGTAGTTGGTAAAGAACAGGAATCACGTTTAGTGAATCACTGACTTCTTGTGAGACAGTATTATAAAACTGTCCAACTTTAGCTCCATCAACGTACTCCGCTTTTGACGGATTGAGTTGAGGACTATTGGATTGTAGTATGTTGATGTAAGGGATTGCAATATCTCTTGACATGTCAAGATTGCCGAAACCACTTGCATCTTTTGAATCACTAGCAAGAACTGCTAGATCTAGTTTTGCCGCTTTTGCGACTGCTTGTGTTTTTGCCATATGGCCGTTCTCCTTTAGTCTTTTATCGTTGTTTTTTGTCCTACGAAAGCGCCTAACAAATCCATAGGTAATTCCTTACCTGCTTCATGTTGCTCTCGTATGAATGCGCGAAGGGTGGAAGGTTCGACCCATTCACGTTGCATTGATTGATAACCTTGACTATCCAAAGTATTAATCAACGACTTAGCTTTCTCATCTTCATTCCTTCCAAAGCTACAACTAACTTGGTTCTTTATTAAATCACCAAATCCATTGTCCCTTAGCCAACTAAAAGCTGCTTCTTTTTTAGTATCTTTGATTGAAGCACCATAATAGTTGGAAACTTTTAAGTGTCTGCCATCAGCTAGTTTTAATTCTGACAAACCCACTTCTGCAAATAGGTTAGGCAAAACATTCTCTGCTAAATGTTTCTTATAATCTTTTTTTGTTTTAAGTTGCTCTTCTAATTTAGCAATCTCTTCATCAGTGTCTGCTACATCATTTGCAACAGCACCTATCTTACCCATGTTGTCCTGGGCCGTGGAGCCCGCATCCATTTTCATTTGGGTAACTAAATCTAAGTCTTTTGGATCTAAACTTGTCATATTAACCTCTCAAATCTATTTCTATGTCGTAGTATCGTTTCTCATCACGATCCCACTTTAACACTTTAAATTTACCTCTATTCATTTCGCTGACAATTGCGCCAGCTAATGCAATAATAGCAGGATCACCAATCAAAAGCAAATAATCATCATCACTAAATGTGGATAACTCTTTTTTTAACTTATGAGTAAGTGGTCCAGAAGATAAAACTATTTGTTTATTATCTGGTAGTAATACTTTTAAATCACCAAACTTTTCGGCTGACCTAATATTTCTACCCATTTCTTGTAGTACGTAAACTGTCATAATTTTATTTCTTGATTCTCATATAGATCATGTTATATATAAAGTCAACATTAGAATTAAGAATGTACAAATTTAAAACTGAACCATATCAGCATCAGAAAGATGCGTTAAAAAAATGCTGGAATAAAGAGGCTTTTGCTATCTTTGCAGAGATGGGCACGGGCAAAACTAAAATAGCATTAGACAACGCATGCATATTATATAACAAAGGTAAAATAGATAGAGTCTTAATTATTGCACCAAAAGGCACATACATGAATTGGGTTGATCAAGAAATACCAGTTCACGTGCCAGACTACATAGAAAAAAATGTAGTGGCTTGGAAACAATCGACAAGTGCAGAATACAAACAACAGTTAAAAAATATAAAAGACATTAATGATTTTAGATTTAAAATTATGGTGATGAATGTAGAAGCTTTGTCAACAAAAAAAGGTGTAGAATTTGCTAGAATATTTTTAATAGGTAAGTCTATGATGATAATAGACGAAAGCACTACAATAAAAAATCCACAAGCAAAAAGAACTAAAAATATTTTATCATTAGCCAAAGAAGCCAAATACCGAAGAATATTAACAGGATCTCCAGTAACCCAGTCACCAATGGATTTATGGGCACAGATGGATTTCCTAGATCCTGAGATACTTGGTCAACAAAGTTTTTACGCATTTAGAACTCGCTATGCAGTTGTTATAACAGCAAATGCTGCAGGTGGCACGCATAAATATCAAAAGATCGTTAAGTTTAAAAATTTAGCGCAACTAGGACAATTGGTATCGCCTCATTCTTATCGTATTTTAAAGAAAGATTGTCTTGATTTACCAGAAAAAACATTTGTTAAACGTGAAGTAGAATTAACTGACGAACAAATGACAGCGTACCAGGAGATGAAAACTAATGCTATGACTATACTAAAAGGTGAGTCACTAACAGCTGTCAATGTGCTAACACAGTTGATGCGTTTACATCAAATAACATGTGGACACATGAAAACAGATAGTGGTGATACTTTAAATCTTAAAAATAACCGTGTAGATGAATTGATGCAGATACTATCAGAGACTACAGGTAAAGCAATTATATGGGCAAACTATATTCACGATATACTAAATATAGAAGCGGCTATAAAAAAAGAATATGGTCCTACTTCATATTGCACATACTATGGTGCAACTAAAGCAGAAGATAGACAACGTTGTATATATGATTTTCAAAATAGTAAAAATGATTGTCGGTTTTTTATAGGTAACACACAAACAGGTGGTTATGGTATTACACTGACAGCTGCTAGCACAGTGATATATTATTCTAATAATTATGATTTAGAAAAAAGAATACAATCAGAAGATCGTGCACACCGTATAGGACAAGTTAATCCTGTATTATATATTGATATGGTGGCAAAGAAAACTGTTGATGAAAAAATAATAAAAGCGCTCAAGAATAAAGTAAATATTGCTAAAGAAATTAGTGGAGAAGAATTATCAGAATGGATTTAGAGTATGCTTTCATTGTAAGCATCCAGTTTTTTCATAAATGCGTTAGTCGCACGTACAAATTTCTCACCAGTCAATTCAAATCTTTGGAACGTTAAATCACGAGAACACATAAGAACTACACCTTGGTCTATTTCTGTATCAAATATAGAATTGTGGGCCGCGGCGTACGCTGCAAGTTGCATTAAATAATCCTGCACCCATTCACGTTTCTTTGGTCTATTTGTTTGTTTAAAATCCATAATAGCTGGTCTACCTTTGTATACACCAATCATGTCTGCAGTTCCTGCGTACTTACCAGGATTATATAAATGTACTTCTGATCCCCATATTTCTGTTATGTCACCAAAAGCCTCATCAATAATCTTTTGTGCCATTTTTTCTGCTTGCACACCTATTTCTGTAAGATCTTTGTATTTATCTCCGTTCACAAAACGTTCTATATATAGGTGGAGTGCGGTGCCAATCTGACCTGCACTCTTAATAATTTCTTCAGCTTTTTTTTCGCCTACTTTTGCACGCCATTGTTTTAAAAATGTTTTATCTTTTGTTTTAGAAAGTATGGTTGTGACAGATGGCAATGCTTCGCCATCGGGTGTAAGATATAATCTTCCATCCCCTTCTTTACGTTTTAGTTCTGCGTAATTATATTTCTTAATTAATTGCACTGTGGCATTATACCACACACTCCGACATATGCCTAGCCATTTCTTGAGCTCTGTTAGGTGTCTGTTTTGCCCAACGTGAGTCAAGCATTTGAACAGACGCTTCAGCGTAATCGGGTGGATCTTGCTGAAGGGCCTGCCACATTTTTCGAAACTTGGAAACTCCGTTCCCCCCAAGCTGAAAAATCATTTCAATTATTATAATTTTTGCATCATCACTTATTGTTAAATTTTTGCACATGTCATCTGCTTGATCAATTGCAGATTGTAAATCTTTTTCTAATATACCCATTAAGAAATCTTCTTCGTATTCTTTACCATCTTCCCAAAAGTCTTCAACGCAGAGGTGCCCTACCCCCACTGTTCTCTTACCTAGGGTATCTAGGTATACCTTGTTTCTGTATCCCTCGTGTCGTTTTACAGATTCTAAAAGTTTATCCATGTCAATCATAATCTATCCAATTTTTTATTTATGTTTCTTACCTCTGTTTCTATAACAGCGATACGTGATTCCATTTTTGTAAATAAAATCAAAGCCTCTTCTATTCTATCTATGTCACGTTCCATTGCATTGATACGCTGTGATGTCATACCCCATGTAGCACCAAGTGCTACAAAGATTCCTATAATCCAAATTGCGTCTCTCATGCTCATTAACTTACCAAAGATATTATTCCGCCCCTTGCTGCCATACGTGGTGCCACTCTATTAGC